GTTGTGAAGCGGATGGCTGCTTATGGCGTTCCGGTTGATCAGATTGCTCGTTCTTTGAACTTGGGTTTGCAAACGGTAAAGCGTGAGTTCAAAAGCGAGTTGGAGTTGGGGACGATGGATGCCACGATGGAGGTGGCAGACACTTTGCTGGCGATGGCAAAGAGTGGGGCGCATCCGGCGGCGACGTTTTTCTGGTTGAAGAACCGTGCCGGGTGGAAGGAGGCTGAGAAGGATGCGAACAGCAACGCCACGTTCACGGTAAAGGGCGGCTTGCCGGATCAGAAATAGTGGCCGAGCGCGAGGTTTTCCTGCCGACGTTGCACAAAGGGCAGGTTTCGGCGTTCAAGATGCCCGGCAAATACAAGGCGATTCGGTGTGGTCGTCGCTGGGGCAAGTCTGTGATGGGTATTACGCTGGCGTGTGACGCGGCGATGAAGGGACAATACGTTGGGTATTTTGCGCCTTCGTATAAGTATATTTCGGAGATATTCACTGATTGTTCGGATATACTGTTGCCCGCCAAGGAGTCGTCTTCAAAGGTTGAAGGCGTTATTAGGCTAAAGACAAAGGGTCGTATTGATTTCTGGACGCTTGAGGATGAGCGTGCTGGCCGGTCGAGAAAGTATCATACGGTCATCATTGATGAGGCGGCGTTTACGAAGCCCAACATGTTCAACATATGGACGCGGGCGATCAGGCCGACATTGTTGGATTATGGTGGTCGTGCCTGGGCGTTGTCGAATGCCAATGGCACGGATCCTGAGAACTTCTTTTGGCGCATATGCAATGAGCCTGAGTTGGGGTTTGTTGAATTTCATGCTCCGACGCACACGAACCCGTATTTGCCGCGGGAGGAGCTGGAGAAGCTAGAGCGTGAGAACCCGCCGTTGGTGTTCAAGCAGGAATATCTGGCTGAGTTTGTGAACTGGTCGGGTGTTCAGTTCTTTGCCTTGGAGGATATGCTGATTGATGGCTTGCCGGTGCAGCCGCCTGTGCATTGCGATGCGGTGTTTGCGGTTTTGGACACGGCTGTAAAGACGGGCCGGGACAATGACGGCACTGCGGTGGTGTTTTATGCCGTCGACAAGCTGTCGCCGCATCCTGTGACGATTATGGATTGGGATATCGCGCAGATTGAGGGTGCGTTGCTGGAGACGTGGCTCCCGACCGTGTTTGACCGGCTGGAGGATCTGGCGAAGATGACGGGCGCCAGGATGGGCTCTTTGGGCGTTTACATCGAGGACAAATCGACGGGGCAGGTGCTGATTCAGCAGTCTTTGCGTCGTGGATGGCCTGCCCAGGCGATTGACAGCAAGCTTACGTCGATTGGCAAAGATGAGCGTGCCGTGAGTGTGTCGGGATATTTGTATCGGAAGATGGTGAAGCTGTCTCAGCATGCCTACGACAAGACGGTGACGTATAAGGGGCACACGCGAAATCACTTTTTGAGCCAGATTTTGAATTTTCGTGTGGGTCAGGTTGGCAATCACAGGGATGATGATTTGTTGGATACTTTGACGTATGGTATTGCTCTGGCGCTAGGGAACAGTGAGGGGTTCTGATATGGACGCGGCTGCCCGGCTTTTGAAAGCACTGACTGACATGGGCGTGTATTTTCCTCCTCATTGGTTGAATAAGGCGTTGCAGGATGCTGGCGTGACGCTGGTGGACAATGGCGCGTCGGTTGCTGCTGATCATTTGGCGCGACACCGCAAACTTGGCAGTGAGGTTGTTTGATGTCGATGATTGCGGTTACCGGTTCGAGCATCAACGGGTCTTTGCAGCAGTTGCTGATGGTTGATGAGATTGTGCCAGGCAGCGATGCTTCCTACCAGATTTGCAAAACGATTTATTCGTATCACCCGCTGGGTCGAAAGATGGTTGATTCGCCTGTGATGGTGGCGCAGAGCCAGCGTCGGGCGATCAGCATTGCGAATGCGCCTGAGAACAGGGTTCGTGAGGCGTTTGAGGCTGAGTGGCAGCGGATCAATGCTGACGCTTACATTGCCCAGGTTGCTGGCGTTGCCCGAATTTACGGTGTTGGGACGCTGGTTTTGGGGGCGATGGGGATTGATCCTGACAAGGAGATCCCGGCTGAGAAGATGGCCGATTTGCCTTTGTATTTCAATGTTCTGGATCCGCTGAACACGGCTGGGTCTTTGGTGTTGAATCAGGATCCGAATGCGCCTGATTTCCAAAAGCATACGGTCGTGACGTCGGCGGGTGTGCCGTATCATCGCAGCCGGACGATTGTGCTGATGAATGAGCGCCCGTTGTATATTGAGTATACGACATCGGCGTTCGGTTATGTGGGCCGGTCGGTGTATCAGCGTGCATTGTATCCGTTGAAGTCGTTCATTCAGACGATGGTGACGGATGACATGATTTCGCGGAAGGCTGGGCTGATTGTGGCCAAGCTGAAGGCGCCAGGGTCGATCATCGACAATGCCATGCAGCGGTTGGCTGGCGTAAAGCGGCAATTGTTGAAGGAGGCTGAGACCAACAATGTGCTGTCGATTGATACCTCCGAGGACATTGAGTCCCTGAATTTGGAGAACATCGAGGGCGCCGGGACGTTTGCTCGCACCAACATTCTGAAGAACATTGCCACGGCTGCCGACATGCCAGCGAAGATGCTGGAGAACGAGACGATGGTTCAGGGCTTCGGTGAGGGCACCGAGGACGCGAAGAACCTGGCGCGGTTCATTGACGGCATTCGGGAGTGGATGAACCCGCTGTATCAGTTCTTTGATGAGATCGTAATGCGGCGTGCCTGGAATGAGGATTTCTTCCGCATCATTCAGCAGGATTATCCTGAATATGAGGGGATGAATTACACCGATGCGTTTTATCGGTGGAAAAACAGCTTCAAGGTCGAATGGCCGTCTTTGCTGCGTGATCCTGATTCGGAGACGAAGGCGGAAGAGGTGCGGCAGAAGGCTTTGATTGCGATGATGGAGGTGTTGTTGCCGCACATGGACCCTGACAATCGGGTGCGTGTGATTGAGTGGGCGATCGACAATGCCGGTGAGAACCGCATTCTGTTTCCGCAGCCTCTGGTATTGGATTCCGAGGCTTTGCGTGATTACGAACCTCCGGTTGAGACGATGGGAGATGCGCCAACGCCGCCTCGTCCGTTCTCTTCGGCGGTTTAGAGACGTATGTCGGGGTTGCTGCGCCGACATACTACTGCTGGGCGGGGCGGGTCTCCTCCCCTGGCCCCGTCCAGCGGGCCGGTAGATGACTGTGACGAGGTTGCGGCCATCCGGCGTATCTTTGAGCAACACAAGCGTGCAGAGGCTCTACGGGCGCAGCGTGTTGGTGTTATGGAGGAGATTGCGGCGTTGCGGGCCGAGGTTGTGACGGCTGGCACGATGTCTGGGTTTGAGGCCCGGTTCGTGGCTTTGTTGGAGCGCCTGGAGGGTTTGAACGACGAACTTGGACGGACGGGTCAATGAAAGCGCCGATGACGTTTTTCGAAGTGATCACGGCGGCTGTGAATGATTTCGTGCAGCACGGGTATGATTCGTCGGAGCGTCTTGAGTTTTGGATGCAGCGGATTGCCGAGGCAGCTCGTCGTGACATGGTGTCGCGTGGTTTCCTTGAGGAGACTTTGCGGAAGCACTTGCACACGCTGTATCAGAAGTATGTGGATCGTGGCGGGTTGCTGAAGAGCAATCCTGGCGTGTCGCGGTTTACGTTGGAAATGGTGAAGCCGCAGCTTCGGGCCGAACTGGACCGGCGGATATATGCTTCGGCGCAGTTGATCCAGTTGAACCGTGAGGCGTCGATTCAGCAGACGTTGCAGAGGTTCAGCGGGTGGGCGACATCAATCCCGGTTGGTGGATCTGACGTTGTTGAGCGCGTTGAGACGAAGCGTGCAATACGGAAGTCGTTGACGAGTTTGCCGTTTGAAGAGCGCCGTGTGATCATTGATCAGGGCCACAAGTTCGCCGCGGCGTTGTCTGAGACGGTGGCGCTTGCTGGTGGCGCCTTGGCTGCCATTTGGCATTCTCATTGGCGCCAGCAGAACTACAACTACCGCGAAGATCACAAAGAGCGTGATATGAAGGTGTATGCAGTCCGCGATAATTGGGCTTTGCAAAAAGGCTTGATGAAAGCTGGTTCAGCGGGGTATACAGATGAAGTTACTTCGCCAGGTGAAGAGGTTTTTTGCTTCCCTGGCTCAACTGAACTCACATTCGCGGATGGAGTAGAAAAACTTTATCGGCGTTTTTACAGCGGAGAATTGGCCGTTTTGACGATGGGAGATGGAAAAACTCTCAGAGCGACACTTAACCACCCAGTTCTTACTGTGGATGGATGGGTTGCTATCGGCCTTCTCAAGGAAGGTGATTACGTCGTCAAGGTTTCCAATGAAACTTTGGATATTCCTGAAGGTTACAAACACGACGCAATAACCAGCTTCTCTGAGTGCTTTGAGTCGGCGCGGGAATCTGGCACTTTTGAAGTGCGCGCCGGGGCAAGTGAGCAATTCCACGGCGACGGAACCGAAAACGATGTCGATATTATACTTCCCGCAAGCCATTTGACTTTCGGCAGCATGCCCTCTGGCGATCAAAGCGCTTTGAAGTTCGCGCTCTCCGAACCCAACAACAGTTCGACGCGCTTTGGCCCGTTTAATGATGGTTTCATCGCTGGGGGTTTTTCCCCTGAGAGCGGCGTGAGCGGCAGCGACAAGGAGTTTTCTGCCTTCAACTCCTTCTCGGCTCATCCTGATAAAATTAGCGGCGCTTCCATTTCTAATTTCAACACCACGGCTTTTCAAAGTTTTATTCAAAAATGTTCTGGAGGCATTGAATTTTCTGGACAGGGAGAGGATGCTATCCCCTTGGGCATACGATTGGAGAAAATCATTCATGTCGAACGTCGGAACTGGGCGGGGCATGTTTTCAACCTTCAAACTGAAGAAGGTTGGTATATAGCCGATGGCGTAGTTTCTCACAACTGCCGGTGTTTTCACCAGTGGATTTATTCTTTGGAAAGTTTGCCGCCCGATATGCTGACTGCGAAGGGTGAAGCTGAACTCAAACGAGTTCGGGAGATCATTCGTGCGCGAGGGTGAGCAAATTGAGCGTTTGACGCGGATTTTGATGCGTCGGTCGGCGATGACAAAGGTTATCCCGGCAGTCCGCAAAGATACGCCTGCTCAATTGGTTGAGCGTGTCGAGGGGATTGTGCGGCGGATTTCGAGTGAGGATCCAGGCGGGTTTTCGAGGGGAAAGCGATGATTAAAGCCGCTGGCATCATGTTTATGACCGACGCAGGCGAGACGTTGCTGCTGAAGCGGTCTGATGCCGGTGATTTCGGTGGGTATTGGGACTTCCCTGGCGGCAAGATTGAGGACGGCGAGACGGCGGAAGAGGCGGCTGTCCGTGAGTGCCTGGAAGAAACCGGCCATATGCCCGATGGCGTTCGTGAAGTGTGGACGCGCCGTATTTCTGAAGGCGTTGGCGGTTGCGACTACACGACGTTCATTCAGCGCATTGAAAAATCGTATATCCCTAAATTGGATGGCGATCACACGGCGTATACTTGGGTTCATGTGTTTGATATGATCAATCCCAAGTCGATGGAGCCTGAATTTGGTCCAGAGGTAGTGCGCTAGATGGCAGTCGTTCCGATCCTTGGAGAGATCCACCCTGGCGTGTTGGTGTCCTTGTCCCGTTTGGGCATGGACGAGTTGGGTGTTGCTCAGGCTATTCGTGACGGCGAACTGGTCAGCCCGCAGTGGTATGAGAATGTGGCGTTGTTTGCGCTGCGTATTACCGGCACTGGCGTGGCGTATCGAACCAAGCTGGATGAGTATGTTTATCGCAAGCCCGACTTGTATTTGAATCAGCATTTTCTTGATCGATGCAACGGCTTGCCGGTGATTTGGGAACACCCTGATACGGGCAAACTCAACACTGAAGAATTTCTTGATCGTGTAATTGGCACCATTGTTCTCCCTTACATTAAGGGCGAAGAAGTTTGGGGTATCGCCAAAATTTATGATCAAGACGCTGCGCGTGCGATGGAATCTAAGCAACTTTCCACTTCGCCTGCTGTTGTTTTTCGTGCTACTGATGGAAACCAGCGCGCAACTCTAGAAGACGGTTCTGCTTTGTTGGTCGAAGGCAAACCGAGTCTACTTGACCATTTGGCCATCTGCGAAGAGGGCGTCTGGGACAAAGGTAGAGACCCTACCGGAGTCGAGCTTCCAACAACCACTCCTGAGGGTTCTGACATGCCAGAAATGGAAAAAGAAATGCCTGAAAAGCGAGACGATGCCGCGCACAGCGGCGGCAATCTCGACCGTCTTCTGAAGGGCGTCGACGCGATGTGCGACCGCCTTGATGCGATGGAGAAGCGCATGGACTCCATGTCGCGTCATCGCAAAGACGATGATGACGACGATGACGACAAGGCGCACCGCAAGGACGCCAAGGGTCGTCGTCATGATGATGACGATGACGACGACGACAAGGCGCATCGCAAGGATGCGAAGGGTCGCCGTCACGATGACGACGATGACGACGATGAGCACGCCGAGATGGGCGAGCCCAAGGAACTTGCTGCCGACAAGAAGAAGGCCCGCAAGGATGACGACGATGACGACAAGGCTCACCGCAAGGACAGCAAGCGTCATCGCAAGGACGACGATGAGTCGTTCAAGAAGTGGGCCGAGGAAGAAGGCAAGGAACTCGCCCACAAGTCTGACGATGACGACGATGACGACGACAAGGGCAAGCGTCACCGCAAGGACGATGACGGCGTGGCTGGCAAGGCTGCCAGCGAACTGGCCAACTGGCGTCACCACCGTCGTCTCGACGACGACGACGATGACCGTTCGCGCAAGGACTCGACCCGTTCCATGGACAAGCACATCGCCGCCGAAATCCGGCGTCTTTCCGAATCCGTCGCCCGTATGCCCAAGAGCATGTCGGACGCCGACTATGCCGCGATGGCCGACTGCCAGGCGCGTGCTGATAGCGTCTACGGCGCTTTCGGCGAGCGTGCTCCGGCGCCGCTTCAGGGCGAGGGTCTGGGCGCTTACCGCGTTCGTCTGGCCAAGGGCATCCAGAAGCATTCCAATGCCTGGAAGACCGTTTCTCTCCGCGATCTGCCGGGCAATGCGCTCGACATCGCAGAGGCTCAAATCTACGCCGACGCCCAGGCTGCGGCGAAGAACCCGACCGACGTTCCGCTCGGTCAGCTGCGTGAGATCCGTCGCCGCGATGCGGCTGATCGCGTGATCACTGAGTTTGTCGGTGAGCCGAACTCTTGGATGGGTGCTTTCCGCACTCCCGCCCGAGCGATCAGCAAGCCTTTCTTCCGTCCTCGCGCTGGGGGTTAATGAGTCATGGCCAATTCTGTTTCTTTCAATCCGAACCTCACGACCAACAACGCGGGTGGTTTCAGCACCAACTCGTATGGTCTCGTCCAGGGCGTTGCCATGGACGATCCCGCCATCCGCAACCTGCTCTTTGGTGGCACTCTTGCCACCACTGAGACGCTGCCGATGTGGGGCGGCGTTGGCATCTACGCCAACGTCCCGACCGCTTACAGCAACACTGCCTACGGCAGCGAACTTGGCCCGGTGGTTGGTCGTGGCACCACGATTTCGGCCAATGCCTCGGGCAAAATGGTCGGCTTCTCGGTGTTTAATCAGGCCAGCAACTGGATCAACTGGCCGCAGTCGCCGGTTCCGACCGCGGCTGGTGGCATGACCGTTCCGTTCTACCTGTTTGGCAGCGAAGCCCGCATTGCGGTGGCTTGCGAACCGTCGCTTGCGGCCTCGCTTGCTGGTGGCGCCATCAACCAGGCCGTGTATTGGGACTTCAACGCCCAGTGCCTTGCCCCGTCCGCTTCGGCTTCCTACGCCGTGACTTCGCTGACGTGGTCGTCCACCAACGGTGGCCAGGTTGCCGTTGTGACCTCGGTTGCTACGCCGGTTGCTGGCGTGGGTGACAACTTCACCATTGCTGGCGCGACCAACACCGGCACGGGCGGCACCACCGCGATCAACACCACCCATCAGGTGAACACGTTCACCAACAACCAGAACTTCACGTTCCTGTTGCCGGGAACTTCGGCTCTGTGGGGCACGATCGGTGGCACCATCACGCTGGTTTACAGCGAGGCGGCGATCCCGGTGCAGGTGCTGCGCGTGCAGTCCGGCAACTCGAAGGTCGTTGTCTGGGATCCGGTCAACAACGTCGCAACGTGGAATAACAGCGGTTCCGCCGCTCTGATCCAGATCTAAGGAGCCGCACCAATGGCGAATATCACTCCCGCCCGCGTAATGGTTTCTCCGCACTACATGGTGCCGGAGAAACTGCTTCAGTATAACCAGGCTTCGGGCGCGTTTGACGCGCTCGCTGGCGCCAACCCGCAGGTTCGTCTCGGCGAAGGCGATCTGTATGTCTACATTGATGCGTTCGACATTCGCACCACGATGGCGGCTGGTCAGTCGGCCTACAATGCTCTGCCGAGCGTCACCGTCACGGCGAAGCAGATCTCGACCCCGACCTACCTCCAGCGTGTTCGCGCCGAGTATGATCATCACGACACTGCGGCGATGTCGCAGTGGGGCGTGTCGATCGTCGAAGCGCAGCGCCTTGGCATGCGCCAGGGGCACTTCCAGTTGATGCGTTCGGCTCTGCTGTATGGGTTCAACGGCTCGAACGGCGAGGGCCTGCTGAACACCAGCGGCGCGACGGCTGCCAACCTTCCGGCGGACAGCAACGGCAACACGACCGTCGTCACCTACGACAACGGCCAGATGGCGTTCTTCCTGCTCTCGCAGGTGTCGGCCATGAAGACCCGCACGATGCAGCTTGGCATGGGTCACCGCATTGTGATCCTTGGGCCGCAGCGTGTTCTTGGCGCCTGGGAGTATCAGGACATCGTGCAGGTGACGCAGTTCCAGCGCCAGGGCGCCGGGACGCTTTCGACTGCTGGTGTTGTGAAGGCTGTCGGCGAGATGAACGAGGACGAGATCCTCTGGTGCTACGACGACACCCTGATCGGCAAGGGCGCTGGCGGCACTGACGCCATTCTGGTGGTCATGCCCGAGGTTCACAAGCCGCTGGGTGGCCGCGTCAACACCAACGTCTTCGCTGAACTCTCGCCTGGCCTGTCGGCTTGCACCATGCAGTTCTGCGACATGGCGGCGCCGCGTGAAATCCCCACCCCGCTTCCGGGTGGCGCGATTGACGTGCTGTCGGAGATGCGCGTGACTTCCGGCTGGGGCATCCGCCCTGAAGCCATCACCATCCTGAGCATGCAGTATCAGTGATGGAATTGGGATCAGCCAGTAGGCAGCAACCTGCTGGCTGATCTTCACTCAAGAGGAGAATGATATGCCTACTCTCTACATTGCCAATGCCAGCAAGCAGAAGCATGATTTTATCTACCGCATTCCTGAAGAGAACAACGTGCGTCGCCAGCAGATTCAGCCTGGCAGCCAGATTGTGATCTACCAGCCGAATGCGCCGCAGAATGTGTTGAACATGATCATTGATCAGCACAAAGCTTACGGGTTGGTTGATGTTGCCGACATTGATCGGAGCAAACCGTTTGTGGGTTTGTGCTATTGCTTCGACAAGCCGATCAAGGTTGAGAAGATTATGTATGCTGATGAGCATAATGCCGGTGTGTTGCAGGAGACGAGCCAGGAGGCTCGCAAGATGTCTGCG